GTCACGAATACAATTACAGAAGAGTTATCTCCAATAATTGGACTGAGTCAGGAAGAGGAGGAGTTGTGCACCAAATCACTCACAGGACACATCATGGTATTGAAAGACATGAAAGGCGTGCACGTTCTGAAAACCGCCAAACAGTTGAATGGTCAACTGATGGGCTCCATCTTATCATTTCTCTGGTTATGCATTGCAAACGTTGTTTTAGTTACAATGTCAGAGGAAGAAGAGGAAGGAGTTGAACTAACATTGGAAGAACTCCGTGCTAGAATCAACGGTGATGACTGTATCTTTCCTGCTACTCTAGAGACAAAACTTGCTTGGGAAGAGTTTGGTCCTTTAATGGGATTAAGCCCTTCCATAGGCAAAGTATATTGGTCAAAAGAGTTTTGCACCTTAAACTCTCGCATGTTCTACCCTGAAAAGGGGATTATGCAAGAGATACCGTTCATTAGTCTTGGACTCCTACACAACACCGAGAAAAGTGTTAGGTTGGGGGAACAAGACAATGATCAGTCAGGGCTAAGCGGGATAGAGACAATTGGTGCTCGTAATCAATGGTTCATGATGGGTTGCCCAGTACACATGAGAGCCAAAATGCAAAAGAAATTCATCGAAATAAACAGAAAACTGTTAGATGATTCTAAGCTAGACTGGTTCATGCCCGAATGGTCAGGAGGTTTAGGCCTCTGTGATGTTGCACCAAACGGTTGGGTACTGAACGCCACAACTCCGTTTCCTGGAAACCCAACTCCACAATGGTCAGACGATGTTGATACACTCAAACCTCAGGGAAGTTTCAAAGACTTCGATGAGATGAGAAATGACCCTAAACGACATACAAAGAGTCGGCAGGCATTATTCAACATGGTGACGCACTGGGGAGACCCTAAATATACACCTCAGGCACTAAGTGCGAACAAGATCCCATCAAATCTCAATATGATTAATCATATAAACCAAATGATTCCTTATAAACCACAAGAAAAACTTGTGTACGGTTTACAAGAGGAACCAGACAACATATATGATAATGTCTTTGGACTGGCAGCGATGGCAGTCTACTTGACAAATGAATCATTATGGGAAATGATAGAAGGGGACCTGTCTGAGTCAATCAACAAAGGATCCAACCCATTTCTAATTACGAAGGAAAACCTCACGAAATTAGTTGATGTGGGAAAGCCCACTCAAAGGGAAGAAGTATTGTTGACATTTGTGTATAAAGAAGGAAAGGGAAAAAGGAAACAGAGGGAAGCTGAAGTGAAGAAATGGATTGGAGGGATGTATAATGAAGAGTATGTGAAGAGAGTAAAGCACAACCGGGCAATATGGAAAAATAATTTAGCCAAAGGTTGTACAAGATTAAGTGACTGGAAGTTCCTACAACACCGAAAGTATATGAAAGTACTCAAAGGTGAGGTGGTCGGAAAAGGGACAAAGTACCTAGAAGAAATCTCCTATGGGGATTTTGGTGCTCCGATTTCCGGACCATTTTCATTCGGGGAGACAATGAAATGGATCGACCAGATGTGGGATTAAAGACAAGAAGAACAAGAAGAAATTTTTGTTTTGTTTTTGATTTTATGTGTTTTATATTTTTTGTTTTGTTTTGAGGTTTTTTAACAGTACTAGCAAGTACGGGTCCTTTGTAGAGAAACCCG